TCGTCAACAGGCTGTTGTTGATTTTATTAAGTCAACTGATGAGTATGACTCTCGCCAAGAAAACAAATACTTAGATGCTATCTACAATGAACTAGCAGGAGAAATGCGTGAGGTGAAAGTATAATGGTAGAACCAACACCACAATCACGCTACAACCCAAGAAATTATGAACCAACTACTGCTGAAAAGTTAAGAAACTCAGGTATTGTTTTAGAGCGTTCTAGAGTTGCATTTCAAAATGCTAAATTAGGCACTACTGATTACAAGAAAAAAGAAACTGCTTATTTAGCAGCCAAGAAAGCATTTGATGACCTTAATACTCAAAGCAAGTCAGAAACTGCTGCTGCTTTAGAAAAGAAAAATAAAACAGAAGTTACACGCTTACAGGGCGAGCGCCAGCGTGCTATTACTTTAGGTGCTAAACCTACTGACCAAAAGATTAAAGACATTGATGCCAAGATTAAACAACTTGGTGGAACACCTGCGCCTACACCAGTTGTTGGCGGTGGCGCAAAAACTGGCAGTTTTGAGGATGCAGATGGAGATGGTATTCCTAACTCCATTGACCCTGAGCCAAATGTACCAGCAAAGAAAGTAAAAGAAGTAAAAGTATCAGGGGATGGCAGTAAGGTTAGCGGTGATGGTAAGAAACCTGACCCAGTTGTTATTGATAAAACTGTATGGGTTTCATACATGCGACAAACCTTTAAAACACTTGAAGATGCCAAGATGCGTGATGAAATTGAGAAACTTCTTGATACTGCTAAGAAACAAAACTATGATGAAAAAACCTTTATGGAAGCCCTTAAAGGCACAACTTGGTGGCAAACAGAGTATCCATCTTTCCGTAACTTTTTCTTAGAGTCCAATGACCCACGCAATGCTGCTACTTTTGGGCAAAAAATAAACAATAAGACAGATGCAGTCCGTCAACGCCTTGAAGCCTTGGGTATTCGTTTAAACCAAATTGACCCAACTACTGGCAAGATGATGACTCCTGAGGAATACAACAAGCGTGTAAACGGTATTATTTTAGAAACTGTTAAGAACGATTGGACTGATGCCCAGTTAGATAATTATTTGGCTACTAAGTCAGACATTATTTTTTCAGGCGGTGGAAGTATTGGCAGTTCAGTTCGCCGTATTACAGATAATGCTTGGAAGTATGGCATTGAACTTGACGACAGATACAAAAAGTCAATTAACCAATCATTGTTAGACACAATGGATGGTCGTGATGAGTCATTTTGGTATGAGGAAATGAAGCGACAATCTGCTGACCTTTACTCACCATTTGCCGAAGGTTTAAACCAAGGCAGAACTCTTTACGACATGACTCGTAACTATCGTACTCAAATGGCTTCGTTGCTTGAAATGGATGAGTCGTCTATTAAATGGAACGACCTTATGAAGTATGCAACTAAAACTGGTGTAGATGGTAAACCATCAAAGTCAACATTTGCTGAGTTTACTAAGTCTATTAAGAACGACCCACTATGGCAGTACACAAAGAACGCTAAAGAAACTTACACCAATCAGGCTTTAAGTTTACTTCGTGACTTCGGAATTGTAGGTTAATAAATGGCAAAAGAGAAAGCAACACCTACACCTAAACCACAGGCTAAGCCAACACCTAAGCCACAACCAAATGTTGTGCCACAAAGTAGCAGACCAACTTTAATTCCATCTAGTAGAACAACGCCTACTCCTACAAAGACACCTACTAAAACTCCTACTAAAACTACTGGTACAACAGGAACTAAAGGTGCAGGTGCAACAGTAGAGTTTACTGGTCCTTCAAAGTATTCTCCTATTGACCCTAAGGTTCAGGCTGCTCTTGATAAAGCAGCAGCATCTAAAAAGTTAGCAGATGAAAAAATTGCTATTGCTAAGGCTAAGTCTGAGGAAGCAAAAAAGAAGGCTGCTGATGCTAAGGCTAAAATAGATGCTGCTAAAAAGAAAATAGCAGATACTAAAAAAGTAACTGATGATGATGATGATGATAGCACAGTAACTGCACAAGGTGCAGATTACGCTGGTAAATTCATTTCAACTAAATCAGTAAAAGTTAGTGGCGGAACAAATCTTTTCAATGTTTTCTCCAACGGTAAAGGTGGAACATACGAGGAATTTGTAGCCTTTATTCCTGATGATGCTGGTGATGATAGTGAAAGTAATCTTAGGGCTGCTGAACTTCTTACAGAGGAAAAGCGCGATAAACAACGCACAGCCTTAGAGGAATTTGTATCTCTCCTTTCAGGTGCTGGTCTTAGTGAATTGGCTGATGAAGTCAATAAAATGATTTTAGATGATAAGACCGCTGCACAAATTAAACTTGAAATTCGTAAAACCAAATCTTATGAGGCACGCTTTCCGGGTATGAAGGCTTTAAGTGATGCAAAAATGGCTATCACCGAAGGTGAATACATAGATTTAGAAACAGGTATGACTTCGGTACTTCGTGTACGCGGGCTTGATGAGAAAGTTTATGGTTCACGCGAGGAACTAGGAAAATACATTGGCAACCGTGTTAAACTTCCTGAGTTTGAGGAACGAGCAGCCCTTGCAGCAGACCGTGTGAAAAAAGAACCTGATGTTATGAAGGCTCTTGGCGAAATGTATGTAACAGAAGCAGATGCCATTGGCTACTTACTTAACCCATTAAAGGCAATGGATGTTATTAAGAAGCAGGTTCGTTCTGCTGAAATTGGCGCTGCTGCTGCTAGCGCTAGGTTTATGTTAGGTGCTGATGCTACTGCCCGTGCTAGAGAAGCAGAAGCCTTAATTGGTGCTACTGGTACAGCAGATGTATCAATGTTAAAACAAGAATTTGGTAAAGCAAGAATACTTGCTGATACTCAATCATCACTAGCAAAACTTGAACGCGAAAACTACAACGAACTAGAAGCAGTACAAGCCGTTGTAGGTGGCGAGCAAGAGAAATTGTTAAAGTCAAAGCGCAGAGCAGAGCGTGAACAAATGTTCCGCTTTGGTGGTCAGTCAGGCGTAGGTGCTTATTCACTACGCAGTACGACTAACCAATAACTAGGTTCCTTATCTGACCGACCAGCCCGGATAAGTGTAAGAAGTCTGGTAGCGATAGCCAACTTATGTTCCCCGACATAAATTGTGGATTGCGAATACAACAACAACGAAAGGGAGATGGCTAATGAGCCAAAATAACGAGTATGATGACGAGTTTGATGACTTCGGTGACGAAGGCACAGATGTAGTTAAGCAACTCCGTAAAGTAAACCGCACACTAGAAAAGCGTGCTAAAGAACTGGAACAGGAGTTGAAAGGACTGCAAACACAGACCCGCCAGCGTACTGTAAAGGATGTGTTGCAAGCCAAGGGTATTAACCCAAAGATTGCCACTTTCATACCGCAAGACATTGAAACTTCTGAGGAAGCAATCAATGGCTGGCTTAGTGAATACGGTGATGTTTTTGGTGTTAACTCTAATGCTAATTCAGAGCAGGCTTCAAATAATTCAATAGATGTTTCCGCTAATACAAGAATTAACCAAGTGGTTTCAACAGGGCAAGTGCCTGATGTTGACTCAGATGCTTTGGCTAAAATTCTTTCAGCAGGAAATGCAGAGGAATTAAATCGCATCCTTGGAATAAATTAACCAACTACCAATCTAAGGAAACTAACTCATGGCAAACACAGATACATCAGCCCTTACAGGTCTGATACAAACTGCGTATGACCGCTATGTTGAGTTCGCTCTCCGTTCGCAACCGCTAATTCGTAGCGTTGCAGACAAGCGACCAGCACAGCAAGCACAGCCGGGTTCAAGTGTTGTATTCTCACTTTACAACGACTTGGCTGCTGCAACTTCTGCATTGTCTGAAAACACAGACCCTGATGCAGTAGCACTATCAAATGTATCTACCACTTCTGTAACTCTTACAGAGTTTGGTAATGCATCACTTGTAACTCGCAAGTTACAACTATTCGCTCTATCAGATGTGGACCCAGCAGTTGCAGACATTATTGCCTTCA